CAGCCATAAGGAAGAAGCCATGAAGGCTGTCACGGAAGCCATGGCGCGGGCCTTGGAGATCTGCGGGGGCAAGGCGGAGACCTACGCCAAGCAGTTGGCCCCGGTCGGCACCCCGGAGAGCACGGGTATTCCTGGCTATCACGGCGGCACGCTGCGGAATTCAATCACCCATGAGCAATGGGACGAGAAGACGGAGGTTATTGGCTCAGCGGTCAAATACGCACCTTATGTTGAGCTTGGCACCTACAAGATGAAAGCCAGAGCGTTCATGCGGCCTGCGGCAGAGAACCACAGGCAGGAATATTCGCAGGTCATAGAACGGGAGCTGGCGAAGGTCGGCAACATGAAATAATCGTTTGGAGTAATACATAAGACCGGGCGGGATAGACCTCCATACCAGCGCAGGAAGGACGGCCTACTGGCTACAGGGCCAGATTGCCCTCACTCTGACGGGAACCTCGTACCCATCCGGCACGCCGCAGGGGCTTATCACCTCACCCCTGCGGCATTTTCATGCCTTTCAGAATGAAAAATTGTCAAAAACGGGGATACCGCAAGGCAGATTTGACACTTTTTTCCTTTCTGGGGGCTTGCTTTTTGCTCAAAATGATAGACGAAGGCCGAAGGACTGGCCGAAATAAAAATTCTACCGGGGGCGAAGGACTGCCCACCGAAGGACTGGGGAGGTAGAAAACATGGCATTTGGAAGAAGCGACCTGCGGGAAATCCTGGGCGAGGCCTACACAGACGATATCGCCAAGAAGATCATTTCCAAGCACCGCGAGGTGGTGGACAAGATCAATGACGAGCTGGACACCGAAAAGCGGGAAAGCGCGAAGCTGAAAGCGGACGCGGACAAGCTGCCGGGCGTTCAGAAAGAGCTGGAAGACCTCAAAAAGGAAGACTGGAAAGCCAAGTACGAGAAGGAACACACCGACTACGAAGGCTACAAGACCAAGGTCGCGCAGGATGCCGAGACCGCCAAGGTAAAGGCGGCCTACAAGAAACTGCTGATCGAAGAAAAGATCAGCGAAAAGACCCTGGACGCGGTGCTGGCGGCTACTGACTACAGCAAGATCAAGCTGAAGGACGACGGCACGCTGGACGGCATCGAGGATCTGAAGAAGGACATCGCGGACAAGTGGGGCAGCTTCAAGGTCACCACTCGCCAGCGCGGGCAGCAGGTGGATAATCCTCCTCCCGGAGGAGACAACGGCGGCAATGACGGCGGGGTCAGATCCATGGCGGCCAAGTGGCACGAGAGGAGATTCGGCGCAGCTCCCGCGACAAATCCGCAGAAGTGAGAGAAAGGAGAGCTTAAAAGATGAGCTTCACTGGAGAAAAAACCAATCGCGGCTATGCTCCCGGCTGGTTCCTGGCTGAGGAAAAGTGCTCCCGCGAGACCGTGCAGGTCGCGGCTAACCATGCGCAGGCCATCACTCTGGCTGACGGAAGCAAGATCGTGCCCATGGGTGCGGTTATCCCTTCCAATGATGCCAACGCCAAGGGCATCCTTTACGAGGATGTAGAGGTCACCAACGGCAACATGCCCGGAAGCCTGGTCACCCGTGGCGTGATCTACGGCGACCGCCTGCCTGCGGCCCTGAATAGCGCGGCTGCGAACGCCCTGGCTGGCATCACCGTCAAGACGGTGCCTGTCGTTATCCGGCCGGTTGACAGTTTTACGGAGCTGACTGTCCAGTCTGCTGCCGGAACCGCCCAGGGCGATACCGCGCTGACCGTGACCGGCTACACGCTGAAGAGCGGCGAGAGTTGGGCCTATAAAGTCGGCGACGCTGCAGCGACCGTGCAGCCTGGCGAGATTGTTGCCGGATGGACTGCCTGGGACGGCGAGGATGACATTACCGCCGCGACCGGCAAGAAGCTGGCCCTGGTGGCCCTGAACGCCGATGGACAGGCGATTGCCTACGGCAACTGCACTGTGACCGCGAAAGCCTGATGAAAGGAGAACAGAAACATGTTTGAAAACAACATTTTCGGCATGGTATCCCAGGAAGAGCTGCTGCAGATCGGTTACGATGTCACCCGGCCCAATGATCCGGTGGATCAGGTCTTTGATGATGACAAGACCGACAACCTCGTCGCTTACTGGGAGAGCATCGCGGATGAGTACAACATCCCGGTCATGGCCCAGTTCCATGCCTTTGATGTCGAATCTCAGAAAACCGTGCGGGTGCCAATCGACAGCCACAACGTCGAAAAGGGCCTGATCAAGGTCAAGATCGACCAGAGCGAGCGGCTGCGTGCCCTGCTTAATCGCGGCGTAACCACCGAAAACCGCCTGCGGGAAAAGGTGCTCAACGACGCCTACAACCTCGCCGAAGAGGTTTTCACCCGCAGCAAGGTCGCCAAGAACGAGGTGCTCTACTCCGGCAAGGTCACCATCAAGGAGAACAACCTTGATCTGACCGTGGATTACGGTGTGCCGCAGGCCAACCTGCAGAAGACACTGGATTTCGGCGCGGGCGCAGCGAAGCCCCTGGACGAGCAGCTCTACGACCTGTTCGAAGAGGCGGATGGAAAGGGCGTTGCCCTCACCAGCATCTACACCAGCAAGGCCATTATCACCAAGATGCTCAAAGACCCCAGCATCCAGAAAGCCGTCAACGGCTCTCTCATGGTCGGCCAGCTGGTCAAGCGGGATCAGCTGGAATCCTACCTCAACACCCAGTTCGGCATCACCCGTATCCTGACCAATGACCTGCACTACAGCCTGCCCTATACGCTGGACAGCAATGGCAGGCCCGTAGTGCATGACCGCAGGTACTATCCGCAGGATAAGATTTCCTTCTTCTCCGGGGACGGCTTCCTCGGCACCGGCATCTGGGGCGACACCCCCAGCGTCACCGCCAAGAAGTTCGGCAAGATTCCGGATGCGGATCCCGAAACCACCGAAGTCAGCCCGTATGTCTTTGTCAACCAGTACAAGGAAAACGACCCTGACATCCTGTGGACAAAGGCCGAAGGTCTGTTCATGCCCGTAATGTACCGGCCCACCGGCCTCTATGTCGCCACCGCCCAGTACACGCCCGGCACCTGATGAAAAAGTACATCAGCGTGCGGACGTGGCGCGATCTGACGGATAAGCACCTCTACCACGAAGGGGATCCCTTCCCCTTCGATGGTCGGGAGGTTCCTCAGCAAAGGCTTAAGGAGCTGGAATTCGGACGCAACCGGGCGGGGTTGAAGATGATCCAGGGCATTATCACGGAGGACGCGCCAAAGGCCGCTCAGGAGACCGAGGCCGAACCGGTCAAAAAGGCTCCTGCCAGACGGACTGCCGCAAAGAAAAAGTAACCGGAGGGGAGAAATCATGCTGCAGGAAGTAATGGAGTATATCCACAACTACTTCGTCCACAGCCCGAATCCGGGCACCTACAAGATCGAGGGCGGCGTGATCTCTCCCCTGCCTGCGTTTCTGGAGGGCCAGCGCATCTGGATCGTTGGAAGCGTCCTCAATGACGGCGTTTACACTTTCCACGCGGATGAGATCCGGGATGATGACGATAAAAACGCGGCGGGGCTTCAGGACGAAACGTTCGCCGGGACGATATGCGCATTGGCGGTACCTCCTGCGGTCATTGCGCTGTCCGAAGAGATCAGTCAATGGGTGGATGATAACAGCGATGTGCTGAACAGCCCTCTCGCCAGCGAGAGCTTTAACGGCTACAGCTACACGCTGAAAACCGGCGGATCCACAGGAGGCGACTCTGCGGGCCAGATCGGCTGGCAGAGCATTTTCGGAAAGCGGCTGAATAGATGGAGGAAACTATGCCTGTGAAAACACTGATGGATCAGTACACGGTCGAATGCGTAACCCTGACCAAGGCCCGGCGCGATGACCCCGTAGGGGGATACATCATCGAATGGACGGAGGGAGCGCATTTTGATGCGGCATGGGAATTCCAGAGCGCACCGGAGCTCACGGTGGCAGAGCAGCAGGGCGTAGGCCGGGTATACCGGATCTATGTGCCCAAGGCTCTGGCATTGGACTATCACGAAGTTTTCCGCAGGGCCGATGACGGCCAGACCTATTGGGTCACCAATCCCGGCACAGACAGACACACCCCGGCCACATCCCGCCTGAACAGGCGGCTGATCGAGGTGGAAAAGTACGACCTGCCTACGGAGGAGTGAGAGCATGTATCAGACAGCGAAAGCCCTGAAGGAATACTTTTCCGGGTTTGATCTGCCTGCCTACAGTACGGACAGCGTGCCTGACGATGTAGAGCTGCCATACATCACATACTCTCTGGCAGAACCGGAATGGAACCAGAAGGCCACCATGTATGCTCAGGTCTGGGATCGCTCACGATCCAATGTCCTGATCCTGCAGACGGCTGACCAGATCACTGCGGACATCGGAGAGGGAAAAATCATTCCCATCGAAGACGGATACCTGGTCATCTGGCCGGAATCCCCTCTTGTCCAGCTGATGACGGACGGGGATTACAGATCGGCGTATATCAATCTCAGCATCAATGCTTATCACACGCCGGGGTACACTCCCCCGGAGGAAGGAGAGTAAAAAATGGCGGTCAATAGCAAGGTTACAACTCCGCTGCGCACGGAAACTTACAAGTCTCTGCAGCTCAATGCGGGCGTGCTGCTTGTCGGCCTGGATCTGAGCCAGTATCAAAACGCGAGCGCCCTCAAAACCGCCCTGGCAACGGAAATCTCCGGGGGAACCAAGCTGCTGGGTGCTACGCGCGGCGGCGGAGCCTTTAACATCACCCGGGAAATCAGGCAGGTGGACGCGGATGGGACGCGAAGCGCGTTTGTCGGAAGTGAAATCGTGGACTCCGCAGATGCTTATCTGAGCACCACGATCATCGAGATTACCCCATCCCATATCAAAGCCATTCTCGGCAACGCCGACATCGACGATACCAGCGCGACCCATGTCATCGTGACGGTGCGAATGGCGATCGAGGAAGAAGATTATATCGACAGCCTGGTCTGGGTTGGCGATACTTCCGAAGGCTTTATGGCCATCGAGCTGCTGAACGCATTCAACACAGCGGACTTCTCGTTCACGTTCGCGGATAAAAACGAAGGTACGGCAACCGCTGAATTTCATGCACATCAGGCGGATGTGACCAGCAATGACAGCATCCCCTGCAAGCTGCATTGGTTCACGGACACCTAAAGAACATAAAGGGGCGGGGCGGCTTGCCTCTCCCCTTTGCTTTTTTATCATAAACCGGATGCGCCCCGGCGGACAAATCCGGGATATACAGGAGGATAACGAATGAATATCAGCGAGATGGATCTTGACCAGGCATCGGAAGCCATGCTGCGCATTTCCAATGTGCTGGGCTTTATACTGGAGGACGAGGAAGTCACGAAACTGCTGGACGATATTGGGGCCAGCGAAAGCACTTCACCTATGAAGTGGATCCCCAAGTACCTGCCGAGGATCGCCAACACGGCTCTGAGACGGCACAAGGAGGATCTGTATGAGATCATCGGGGCTCTGAGCCAGCGAGACCGCAAGCAGGTCGGCAAGATGAACTTCATCGAGGCGGTTGGTCTGATCCGGGAGAACTGGGAGGTACTCACCAGTTTTTTTCAGTCCTCCGAACCCTCGAACCAGACGAACGAGACTTTGCCCAGCTGACCATCCTTGAGCACGGCTGGCACGGCACGAGAATGATCTGGCTTGCGGTCAAGCAGTACCGTAAGCGCACGTTCTGGCAATCCTATACAGCGACGGTGCTTGGCATGATCGGCAAACTGCTCGGAGGCGAAAGCTGGACGATGAAGAGCTATGTCGAGATGGCTTACCCTGACCAGATCCAGACGGACACGCGAAGCGCAGAAGAAATCAAAGAGGACATCATAAAGAGGTTAACAGGAAATGACAGCATTTGAGTTAATCGCGAAGCTGACCGCTGATACCAGCGGTTTTGATTCCGCGATGTCGAAGGCGGAGAAATCCGGCAAAAGCCTGAAAGACTCCCTTGAGAATACCTTCGGCAAAATCAAAAAGGTGGCAGCGGGTGCGCTGTCCGTTGCTGCCATTAAAAAGGGCATTGACACTGTCGTTGACTTTGCCAACGAGGTGGCGCAGGTGGGCGACCGCATCGACAAGCAGAGCCAGGTGCTCGGGCTCAGCCGGAAAGCATTTCAGGAGTGGGACTATATTCTGGGTCAGAACGGCGCAAGCATCGACAGCATGAGCGTGTCCATGAAGACCCTCAACAGCCTGATTCTGGACGCGGCGGCGGGCGGCAAGGAATCCAAGAGCGCATTCGCACAGCTTGGTGTAGGCATCCATGAGATTGAGAAACTCAAGCCGGAGGAGCAGTTTGAGGCGGTTGTCAGGGCTTTCCAGCGCATGCCTGCGGGCGCGGAGAAAAGCGCACTGGCCGTCAAGATCTTCGGGCGACAGGGCATGGAGCTGCTGCCCCTGCTTAACCAGAGCGAAACCAGCATTGATGAACTGCGAAAGAGAGCTGCGGAACTTGGCCTGATCATGAGCGATGATGCTGTTGACGCGGCAGTTGTTTACGGGGATTCGCTGGATGATCTGCAGCGCACATTCAATGCTTTTAAGAACGCCATCGGCGCTAAAATCCTGCCCGTGCTCACGAACGGAATCCAGAAGATCACCAATTATGCTGGCAAGCTCCGAAGAGCCTACGAGGACAATGGCCTTGCTGGCGTCTGGGATACGCTGGTCGCCTCCTTCAAAAGCATTAAGTGGCCAACGCAGAAAGAGATTATCGGCAAAATCGAGGAAATGTGGAAAGGTGTCAAGACAGCCGCAAAGAACGTGCTGAAGCTCGTCTTCGGCGAAAGCGCAGACGGCGACATTGCATGGCCTACCGCCGAGCAGATCGAATCCAAGGTCAAGGATGGCCTGACTTCTATGTGGAAAGGCGTACAAACTCTGGCAACCAGCATTCTTAAACTTGTGTTCGGAGAGGATGAGAATGGCGGCATTGATTTCCCATCATCTGAGGTGATTTGGGAAAAGATCAAGGGAGGGCTTGGAGATCTCTGGGCCGGAATACAGGCACTCGCAAATGGCGTGCTCAAATTCGTCTTTGGTGAAACGGAAGACGGAGGGATCGCCTGGCCTACCGCTGACGAGCTATGGGGTAAGATCAGCGGCGCATTGACTGAACTCTGGAATGGCGTAAAAGCTCTCGCGAGCGGAGTCCTCAAGTTTGTTTTCGGCGAGGATGCGGACGGAGGAATCGCATGGCCGACAGCTGAGGCTGTCTGGGCAAAGATTAAGTCCGGGCTCGGAAAAATGTGGGATGGCGTCAAAGAGAGTGCGAAAAGCATTCTTAGACTGATGATTGGGACGCCGGAGCTCCCTGATGCTCACTCTGCTGGAGAGGCCCTCCGTAAAAAAATCCGCGAGTGGTGGGATTCAATCAAAGATAATTTCAAAAAGGTCCTCAAATGGTTTGTTCCGGATCCGTCTATGGAGGATGCGGACGGCTCTGGCTTGAAGAAGAAGATCAAGACGTGGTGGGACACCCAGGTCAAACCAGGGCTCAAAAAAATGCTCAATTTCATGCTTGGTCTTTTCGATCTGCCCACCGTTGGCGAAATGAAACAGAAAATCGTCGAGTGGTGGAACGGTGTAAAGGACGCAGTGGGCAAACTGATCATAAACATTGTCCCGAATATTCCGAATATTCTTGGCATCGGCGGTAACAGTGTAAACGGAATCCAAACTCAGTCTATAGGTGAGACTGCTAATGATACGAAGGGATACAACAAGCGATCCATGGATCTTATGCTTGGTTCGTTGTTTGGTCACGCAAAGGGACTTAATTACGTGCCATATAACAACTACCCTGCCCTCCTGCATCGAGGTGAGCAGGTGCTTACAGCGTCTCAGGCCAGACGGCGCAACGATGGCGGCATGGATGTTGCTGCTCTGCTCACCGGGCTGACTGGAGCGGTTCGCGAGGGCATCAGCGGTGCCCAGCTCAACAGCTACATGGACAGCACCAAGGTCACCAGCAAGACCAACGACGTCACCGGAAGGAAACTGATATCGAGGAGGTTTGCACCGGCATGATCAGCAGATACCAGGTGTCTCTCAATGGATCTGACATGAGCAGCATCAACCCGAATCTCCTCGTGCTGGATGTCAACTACGGGGATCCAAGTTATACCATCGAGAGCACGACAGTAGGCGGACGGGATGGAGCGGTAGTGCTGAATGAGAGCAAGGAAGCCGCCATCGTCACGGTCACATTTGAGCTGCATATCTACAGCGTGGCGGAGCGTCAGAGGGTTTGCCAGGCAGTCAACACCTGGGCGAAAAACGGCGGTATCCTCCGCATCAATGACCGGAACGGGCAACGGCTGAATTGCAAATGCAGCCGGTTAGCCAGTGTCGCCAGCGCGAAAAACTGGACGGATCCTCTCACCGTCGCTTTTTCCGGATTCCAGCCTCCCTACTGGGAGGATGACACCGCCACGGAGATCGAGCTTTCCGGCACGAATGAATCCGCGCTGGGATCCGTTCCCGGCAACGGCAAAGAAGCCTATGTATCCTGCATCGTGATTCCGGAGGATACCCTGACCCATCTGACCCTCAAGGCGGGTGCCAGCATTTTCGAGCTGACGGGGCTAAGCATTCCTGCCGGGGAAACCGTCAGCGTGGATTATCAGGAAGGCGTGCTGCGGATCCGGCATGGAAACAGCTCCATCCTCGGAAACCGTACCGGAGGATCCTCGGATGATCTGAA